GTTCAGTAGGAGTAGGAGCGGGAGTCGCTGCCGGTGGCGTTGGCTTAGCAGCAGGCATATTATAAGTTACTTTGCTAGGAGCAGCAGTCATTTGTGGCATTACGCCCGGGCCAACTTTTGTTGGCGCTGTTGAATCTGGTTGAGCCCCTAGTTGAGTAGCCATTTGTCCAAATGCGCCTGCACCAGCTTGTGCGCTAGTTTTAGATGCGGCCCTTGCTTGACGCTTTTTAATAGCACCAGGAGTTTGACTCAATTGACCAGCAATTTTACCGCCAGTGCGTGTCGGTGTAGGTTTGTTGATTTGTTGTATTGCCGCCGCTTGTTTTGCTTGTCTTATCTGCTCTGGAGATTGCGGTGCAGGTTGAGGGGTCACTGGGTTAGATGCCATTTGTTGCTGTGCCGCTGTTGCTGCAACAGATTGTTTTTCTTTTCTAATTTGCTCAGGCGATTTTACATCAGGAGTATCAATAGGTCTTTCAACAGGCTGTTGCACCGCACCAATACCAGTATTTTTATTAGCAATATGCTGAGCTACTGCACTCCTAATATATGGTTCTGCAAATTCAGGGCCGGTGCCTTTTGGATCTGGTATAGTATGGGTAGGCGCTTGCTTTTTTACAAATGCTTTTAGTTGATCCATTGTTGGTTGCTGGCCAGCTTGCTGCAATTGCCCAACGGCGTTATTCCATTGTCTTACACTAACATCTGAACTACGGTTAGCAATTTGTTGGCCTTGGCCGCCTTGCCATCCAGCTCTGCCGTCACGCCAGTTGCCTTTTAACAAGCCTTTAAGTCCACCAACGACTTTTTCGCCAAACTCGTCGAGTTGCTCAGATTCTTTTATAATTTCATTGGTTTTCATTGCCGCGTAATCTCCGTACACCACGTGTGAATTTCTGGGGATCTTGCGAACGAATGCTGTTTAGTAATCTACGCTCTAGCTCTGCGGCGGTTTCCGCATCATAGTGCTCTTTGATGTAATTAACTAAATGAATAGCACCTGCAATGACATTGCTAGCACGGCTCTCAATAAGGCTTTCCTTATCGCGCTCAATACCAATGTTAGCAAGCTCATCTAAGATGCTGCGAGTACGCTTTTGCAAGATTTACTCCAATTTAGTTATATTTAGCGATTTAGTCCGATTTGGATTTCAATCCTGCAAGCATCTGTTTTAATTTTGTACTTTGTACTTCGCCAGTGGGATTTGCACTTTGTTCCCATGCAGGAATACCTTTGGCACGTTCAAATTTTGCTGGTCCTTCGCCGTCATCTGGCGCTGGTTTGCTTTTAATTTGACTCATAATGCTACTGACTTTAGGAGGACCATTGCCTTGATCTGCGTCAAGTCCAGGGTCAGTGATACGCATAGTTTCGATGTTGTACTCCAAGTCAATCTTTTGTCCAACACCAGTACTGCTACGCGATTTCATACACTGAATTTGATAACGCCCGCGCTCTTTCATAGCACGGCTTGTAAAAATACCAAACACGTTATCTGCTGTGTTAATCTTACTAATACCACCTGAAATATGGCTATGGTCAAATTCAACTTCTTCCACAGCACTACGGTTCAACTGCGAAGCAGTAACCATTAAGATACCAAGTTCTTTGGCCAAGTTACGCAGTTCTTCACTCACATACTTGTCCTTGACAAACAAGTCGTTGGGACTAACTTTGGCACTAACAGGCATCAACAAGTCCAAATAGTCAACCATGATAAAATCAACGCGACGGTTGGTTTGAATCTCGTACTCTTTGAGATAACTGCGAATGTCGTTGATGTTGCTTTGTGCAGGCAATGCTTTAACTTGATAGCTACCGGCCTTTTTACCTACCATTTTGATCTTCAAAGACGCAGTTTCTTTGTCTTTGCGGATGTCTTTGGTACTCATATTGGTCAGCATGGCCGCGGTACGCAGGCCAGTTAGTTCTTCGCTAAGTTCCAGTGTAATATAAACACCATGCAAACCTTGTTGCACCCAGTTTAATGCAATGTTCATCATAACCAAGCTCTTACCCGAACCTGATCCTCCAGCAAAGATGTTTAGTTCACCACGACTGAATCCACCATACAACAATCTATCAAGTTGTGGCCAACCTGTGCTTACTTGTCCGCCACTGTCAAAGTAGCGTGTGATCATGCCTTCGGGGTCACTCCAAAAGTCCATGCCCATGTCTTTGGTTAGACTAATTTGTACTGCGTCTTTGATTAGTTTCTCAACGGGTTCAAACTCGCCCTTTTCCAACAAGTCAGCGGCTTTGAGAATAGCACGTTCAAGTTCTTGACGCTTGGTAAATCCTTCAAACTCATTAAGGAACCAGTCGTTGTGGCCTTCACCAAGGTCCGGCAAAGTTTTTAATTCAACTCCGGTAATGGCAGTAATTTGATCTAATGTAGGTAAAGTTTTATAGTCACTGCTGTGCTTTTTAATAAACTCAGCCGCGGCTCTTAGACTACGATCAAAGTTTTCTGAATTGTAAATGTTTTGCACCCGCACAAAGTTTTGTGCATCATGCAACATCATTTCAAGAAATAATTTCTGAACTTCTACGTTATATTCATTAGCCATCGTTAATTATATATTCTTTTCTTCATTAATTCAATTTTTAATCTGCTGGATTGTTTTCCTTCTAGTATGGCTTTTAGAGTAAACAACTTACCATAGGATTTTACTGCATCACTAACGTCTTTGCATCGTTCATTCCAAACAGGAAAACTAACTGACCATCCGTATTCAATGGCTTGATCAATTAAGCGTTCTCCAGCCCAGGTGCGACGCCCTTTTACTTCTTTTATGTCAAAGTCCGGCACGACAATAACTTCCCGCCCCAGGCTGTCAATAATATCCGCCTGCACCTCGCTACATTCGTTACTAAGGACAGCAACACCATCAACTGCCATCGCATCAAAGGGACCTTCCGACACAATGACAAACTTCTTCTCAGCAGTTTGCCGGTCCATGTTGAATACATAATTTGGTTCGTAGTCTGCGTAGTATTTTGGTTTGATGCCATCTTCAAATGTCCTTGCAGTTGAGCCAATTAGTTCGCCCCGCCAATAACACGGAATGATGACTCTCCGATGCATATTGTGCTCTTGATCGTCAGTGCAATAAAACTCATAACGATTGATTAATTCGCCTTTCCTGGACGAAACATAGTCAACAGACTTCATTAAGTATTCGGGAATAGGATAACTATCATCTGTTAAGTGCAGGAAGGTTGTCCATTCTTTAAAACTTTTAGAGCCCAAGGGCAGGGGGCGTGGTTGAAATACTATCTCTTCTTCAGGCTTAGATTCTTGGTCTTCTGGTGCTACAAGTTCTTTAACTCGGATAGCATCAATAACTAACCTCTTGATGGAGTTTTCATCTGCCCCAAGCCAACTCAGGAGTTTTCGAAACTTATAGTTTAAGTGTCGTCCTGGTGTGTAGTTGGCTTTAAAGTTACAGTTGAAACAAGAGTAAGAGACTGAGCCATTTGAATTAGTGATAATTCCACCACGCCCCCTAGTGTCACGGCTTTCGCCGTTATGCTCACAACAAACAGCATTAAAACTTATCCAGCCAGACGACGACGGTTTGCGACGTGCTGGCAAGTAAGATTTTACTGCATCTTGTATTGTTGTAAGCATTCAAGTATTGTACAGTAAATGTCTGACATTTACAATGTTTTAGAATGACCTAACGTAGTTTACATTCCAGATATTTTGATTCTGATCACCACGCATACGATCTAGTCGAACACCAACAGCATCCTTCTTAGTGAACTCGTAGTTCACACCAGCACGTAGTGTATGTGTAGTGTCGTTGTTAGAGGTATTAAATGCGTTTCTAAAACGATAGCCAATTGATGTAGAAAAGCCGTTGCCCAATGGTGCAGAGATACCGGGCTCTACAGCGTAGAAGCCAAAGTTGCCTGTGGTAGCAATCTTTTCACCGACTGACACACGAAGATAACCACGGAATGGACCAAGGTCGAATTTGGGATTTACACCAACGTCATAACGAGCGCTGATTTTGTTTAAATTATCAACTTTTGTAGTCTGCAGACTTGCATCGAGTGCCAGGTTTTTATCGACGTCAACAATGCCTTTAACGTACCAAGTGTCGGCACCGGGACCGCTAGTGGCTTCTTCGGCACGTGCCTTTTCGACTACAAACTTATCTGCAAATACAGAAGTAGTAGATGCTGCGATTAATAATGCTAATAGAATTTTTTTCATTTTGCTTCCTTTGTGATTTTACCCCACTGGATGCGGTCGAATACTCGCTCCAGCGTAAAATATGTTATTGCGTGTGTGACAAACTTAGTTGCTGCCATTAAAAATGCCGCCCAGTTGCTGTCCATAAACACCACACGGGCTGTGATCATAATAACTATTAGAACACTGATTCTATAGACAATAGTCTTTACAACGCTTCTTACAGTAGAATCATGCCCTTCACTGTCCCTGCCCCAGGGGACGATTAGGCATAATCGATCATAGAGATAGTAGTGCAAGGACCCTATGAACAGTGATACTAGACTCATAGTTAGTGCTTGCATGGCATTAGCACCAAAAGCCA